AGATTAGAAAAATCATGCATCGAAATAGATCTATGTGAACTTGAATTAAGTGATTTGCTTATGCCATTACTTGACTTTGACTTCTTTATAGTATATCGTAAAGATTTAAATGAATGGGTTGTACAATACATAGAAGATAATGCTGTTGGTAATGTTGTTCCAGTGGAAGATATCATTGACATCATTCATGCTAATGGAGAATGTACCTTGGATAACTTTAACATAATAGCAATTCAATCTTGACCCCAATTTGATAAGAAAGTCCCTAGAAGAACATAAATTTTTAAATGTGGAATTAAAAATAATGAATAAAGTTAAAAACTGCATTACATGTGGTAACGCCAAAGTTGTTGCAAAATCACTTTGTAAGAATTGTTATGCTCTAGCCAGAAGAAAGCGACTAACCGCTATGTCTCCAGATATAGTATGTAAAATATGTGGTAAGAAATTTAAATCAATTAAAAAACCAACCCCAACACACTGTAGTAAAATATGTGTATTGAATGACCCAAAGATAAGACAAAAATTAATAAAATCAAACACAAAAGAAACTAAAATGGTTCCATGTTCTAATTGTGGGAAGTTAATAAAAAGAACCAAAAGTGAACGGAAAAAATCAAAACATTTGGTGTGTAGTAAAACATGCGAAAAAATAATTAAACAAAAAGAATATAAATTAAAGCGGATTAAATTAGCAAACACCCCATGTTCCAATGATGATTGTAATAACGTTGGTGTTTATCGTAGAGGACTCTGTAAGAGATGTCATGCTAAATGGGTTATATTAGCTCCAGAAAATAGAAGTAAACATGTTGGAATTTGTCCGGTATGTGGTAAAGAATTTCTATCTTATTATAAATCATCAACATATTGTTCAAATGAATGTTATGTTAAATCAGATGTATTTCAACAAACAAGACAAAATTTTATTGATAAATGTAAAAAAGCTAGAATTGATAAAAAATGTCTTAATTGTGGTACAATGATGAAAATAAAACCGTCAGAAGAAACGCCAAATTACGCTAGACAAAGGAAAAGTGGTTCTAATTATAAAACACCACCAAAACGGTTTTGTTGTCATTCTTGTTTTAGAGAATATTTTGCGTCCAGATACGAGCGTCATATAGCACAAACATCACATTTACATTCGCCGGAATGTTATGATTCATTTTTATCTCAAGAAGAATTACCATGTCTTGTTGATGGGTGTGATTGGGTTGGATTAAATTTATCAATGCACATGAATAGTGCACATGGAATTAGAGCAAGTGAACTTAAAGCACTTGCTGGATTCAATCGTAAGACTGGAGTTATAACAACAAAGCTTTCTAAAGTGATGGGTAAAGGTTCAACCGGGAATAAGGATATGGGAATATTGTATAGCGGCAAAGTTTATGATAGTAAACCTATAAGACCAGAGGGTAGAGAACATATGAGACGAGCTAGAGCACTAAGCTGTAAGGAATAGTATATACTATTCCTTACAGAATTAATTTAATCTATAAGCTAAAGTTATTGCATCTTCCTTAGCAATATAAACATCTTTGATTCCAGCTTCTTTCATTACCTTTAAACAATTATCACAGCAGTATGTATGACCATATAGGGTTAAAGTAGCTCCTATTGCTTTCTTAGAGGCTTCTAAGACTGCTGAAACCTCTGCATGGTGTAATTGCTTACAAACTTCAGAATATAAATTATAGCCTTCTCCAGAAGCAAATCCAAGTTTATCTCTAGGACAGGTGGATTGTGGAGTTAGGCATTTATTGTATCCCCAGTAAAGTTCACCATCTGGAGTTTGTATTACTGCTAATGTAGTTTGTTTAGCACATATATTTTTCATTTTTAAATTCCCTTAAATTTCCAATCAGGACAATCGTCATAAGAATTATTAAACATTGTTCCATTTTTATAAAATCTATTATCATGTTCTTTGTCAATATTTATTAAATTATCAGTTGAAACAATATTCTCTTCTCCAATTAGATATGAAACAAGATAATCATCTTTTATATAATATACTGATTGATTCTTTCCAATCAGCAAATGATAAGACTGAATAATTAGTTTAGTTATTTTATTTCGATACAATAGTTTAGAGTTATAATGTTTTATATTATCTGGATGAACTAATTTAATTTGTCTATGAAAATTTCTTTTTATGTCGCTTACAGTATAATTTTCACTTAATCCCAAAATTAATCTAGCTCTATCTTTTAATTCATCATGTAAATATTTATTTAGCTGGATCACCTGTTGATTTTCCTTCTGCTTCTAATAATAAATATTCATGATATTTAACATATGCTTCATCTCTTTTAGTTTTCCATTCATCATAACAAATTGAACAAACATTTTTATATCTGGCATTAGGATTTGTATTCCAATATCTTTTCTTATTTCCAACTCGACTAATGATATTTTTACATCTATAACAATTTGATGTTGGATATGGTTCACCATGACATTCAATGTAGAAAGTTTGTTTTGCCATCGTTTATTCCTTTGGATTATATTCTAGTTCTATTTCTTTCGGCATCTCTATTGATATTTGTTTTATCAATCTATCAAATCTTTCTTTACTAATCCACTTTGGTTTCTGAAAATAAATTAATGGGAATATACAACTTTTTCTATCTTTATCATTAGCCCACAAAGCATGTTGTTTACAAGTTCCTGTTATTGGACTGTATATATGCGGCTTCTCTAAAATCATAATCTACACCCCTACATAGTGAACGTCTTTTCCATCTGAGCGATCTTCTACATTACATTTAGTATCGGCACATTCTTCTAGGCAATCAAAGACACAATTTTTACAAATGTCAATCCCACCATTATCTTCAATACATTTAACTTTAACACCCATAATGTATCCAACTTCACCGATAGCTAATTCTGATTTTTCCTTTACAATTTTAACTTTCTTTCCATAGTCTTCTTCTAAATCAGCCATAGTCTTTTCTAATACGTCTGGTTTACGTTCCCAGAGAAGATTACATCTACGACCACCTGGAGTTGTTGAATAGACTTCCATGATGTCAAATCTACTTTCTGTTCCAGTTAAATCATCATTGACATTTTCCATATCACAATACTGTCCATCAGTAAATCTAATTATATCTCCAGAACAATACTGATTACCAGTGTATCCTAATATAACTGTTCCAATTTTACCATCTCGTTGAACTACTTCACATCCAGGTTTTAAATCTTTCTTTTTCATTTTACTCATTTCCTTTTATTTGTTAAAGTTTACTACTATAATACTCTTTTAAATCTAAAAGTCAAATACGATTTTAAAAATCTATGTTCCTCTAGGGACTTATTGATCAATTTAAGTTCAAAAGTAAGCAAAGTTAATTTTACTATTATTAAAATAATCACACACTTTAATTATGAAGTATGTGTTTATTTTAATGCCTCTTTAATTTCTTCAACCTTTCTCTGTTGTTTAGCTATATTAATTTCCAATTGCCTCTGAAGTTCTTCCATGACCAATTTATATTCTTCTGAACTAAGACAAAGATTTTGTGAAATATAAACATCATTTAGCATATCCCAATCAATATAACCATCAGCAATGATATAAGCTAATGCAATGCTCTGAGATAAGTTTGTACCTCCACCAGTAAGAGATAGATAGTAAGCATCCTCATTGTTGTTTAAGACCACTGTACAATTTGTTTCTCTACAGACTCTTTCAATAGCTTCATCAGTTGGATTAGAATACAGTGGATAAGCAAAGTTCATCATTGGACAGTTATCACTTTCAGCATCTTCAGGATAGCAGTTGCATTCATCACAATAGTATTCTGATTCATTACCATGAGGACATTGTTCTAATCTAGCTTGTTCTTTTTCTCTGATTAGATTTGCTCCTACGAATTCCCAATCTTCATAATCAATTTTAGACCAGTTTACAGATGTTGTTTTCATCTTTACTTATTCTCCGTTAGTTTATTTACAACGTATATTATTCCAGATTCAATAGAATCTAAAAATTCATTTGTTTTCTTTTGTTCATAGTTGGATTTACATATTGAACGATTAATAAGAAATCCAACTATGAAAATAGTTACGCATATTATTAAAGTACTTTCCATTTTACTTTTCTCCGGTTATAATTTCAGTTATAATAACCTTACTTTTCTTAGCTTGTTTAAAAGCTTTATGTAAGCATTCTGATTTAATTGCGAGTTGACATTTGCCGTTGCCGTTGATCGTAATAGTCATTATACTATCTCCTTAGTTTGTTTAATTTGTTATTTTTCAAATTTACATACTTTTACAAATCCAATAGCAGGAAGTGAATCTATACATCCACCATTTATATATTGATACTCTATAAATCCATCTTGAATATTTAAAATTTTCAATAACATTTTTTTGTTTTCTTTAAATGGATTATCTTCAAAACAAAGGAAAGACCACACCTGCCCTGCTTTAATCGCCCCATTTTTGATAGACAATTCAATCGCATCATTAACGCATGTGGTTATATCATATTCTTTCGTACTTATACATGGTGAAATCATTGTCCTGTCTCCTTAATTTATAAGTTCATTACTATTATAATACCAAGTTTGACAGAAAAGTCAATAGTAGAATAAAATTAAATATCTAAAATATAATATTGAATGTTAGAATAGTCGGATCCAACATTGACACAATCAATATCTTCTATTGTTTTTCCGATTACTTTGAGGTGAGTATGACCACAGATAGAATAATCCACATCACAATCCTTCAGGAAGTTATCTACACCTGAGTATGCGTTGAGTGAACTCTCCTTGGACATATGTAAGTTTAGATCAGCATGAGGAACTGTATGAGTTACCATAACTAATATTGGAGAACAATTTTCCTCTATGGAATTTAATATCTTCTCTCTGTTCTCATTGTAGAAATTTAAATAACCTTTGTTGTAGAAAGATTTTATAGTATAATCCATCCAACCAAACTTAGCCCAATCTTCCATTACTTGATCTTTAAATCCTAATGAACCATCGTATCCTAAGAAATTTCCAACAAAGTTGACTTCATCGATAGTAACTGAATCAACTACATCTAAATAGTGGACATCATATTTTTCTGGATTATATAATTCTCGATAATGTTCTATTACTTTATTGTGATCTCTATGAAAGAACTCATGATTCCCTAGACAGCATATAACAGGTTTACCATTGAACATCTCATGAAGAGCCTTATAGTAATCTTTCTGATAACTTGATTCAAAGATGTCTCCAGAGATTACCACAGTGTCATAGTCCTCTGGATTGATATTATCGTTGATATAACAAAGTACATACTCTAAAGTATAATGATTTTCAATGTGCAAATCTGATAAAATTAGAATTTTCATTTATATCCTGATAGTAAATAGCTTGTTTCGATAGTTTCACTCATTTTATAATCTCTCACTCCATTTTAATTAAATTGTGGACTTAGTTTATGGTAACTCTGGTAACGGCATCCAATGAGTAATTTCCATGTAGTCCATTTTGTATCCATCGATTCCTGCCTGATACCACTCAAAGTCATCTTCACTATCATCATATACATAAGATGCTAAATAACCCATATCAATTTGTTTGCCATCAGTAACCAAAACATTAACAGTTTGTTTTTCTCCACTTCCATCAATTTTAATATCAGGAATATCATCTTCGATTTTAATCCAATTCATTTCCATTTTACTTCTCCTTAATTTGTTAATTATTCTTATAATACCAACTTTCATCAAAAAGTCAATAGTTAATTTAAAATTTTATTTAATTACAAGATCACTTACCAGAGTATCACCAAATATGGCTCTCAACGAATCCTCAGGAAGATTCTTACCTTCTCTGATTCGGAGTATAGCTTCTGAGTTATCGTCGTCCATGTATCCTCTAAATTGCTCAAATCGCATTTGTGCTTTTTCTCCAGTAGAGAAGTTGACAATCACCATTCCGGTATATGCTCCACCAAACCAATTCATGAATTCAAATATTTCCCAGAGTGGAGCATTGACTTTCTTACTCGAAAATTCAAAAGCAAAGTAAGCTCCATGTCCACGCATTCTAATTATTGGTGAATTGGCTAGAACATATTTCAAGAACTCATCTCGATCTTCAACTGGAGTATAATCTTTGAAGTTCTCAATCACGTCATCAGATACTCCAATTTTCTTTGCGTTAGATGGAACTCTTATCCATCTTTCATGTTCATCAATCTTGATCCAGTTATTCGGTTCATCTGGTAATCCATTCCTTGAGTAATTTATGAAGAAGCCTTCGTTCATTTTGTTTATTCCTTTATTTTAATATAATTAATGTGGTTTCTATAACCAATAAAATTATTGAGATAATTCCACTAACAGCTAATTTAATTGAAATTTCTTTATACACCATTCCATAAGTATTGGATAATATTATATATAATGACAATCCATAATAGAATAAGATAGAAAGGATTGTAATGATTCCAAATATTATTGTTAGTGCTGTCATTTCTGAAATACCCTTAAATCAACTGTTTCAAATTTACCGCATATTAATTCAATAACATTATCTACATCGTTGGTATTTATGTTTATCGAAGAAGAACTATTATCATTATAATAAAATCGAACTATAGTTTTATCTGGTGGATTTGCTTTGACCATTTGAATATTCATAAGCTGATCTGCATTGATAATGTTGATGTGTTCTTTCTCATTTGTAATTATTTTCATCTTATACTCCTTTGTTTATTATTATAATACCAAGTTTAGAAGAAAAGTCAATAGTAAGTTTAAATTATTCTTCTTCATCTTCAACTTTCAAAGCTTTGTTTACCATCTCCTCTAATGGTCTGAGTAACTTTACTAAGTCCTCTTTCTTCCTGATTTCTCTTTCATCACTATCAAGACACGCTAGTATTTCAAATTCTAAATCGAATACATAACTTGATGCCATATCATATACTTCACCGGAGATGGTTGCTGAATCAGTATAACCTTTCCTGTGAAGTTGATCAGCAGTCTTGAATAGATTGTCCTCATGTTTATCTGAATAGAGGAAATGGAGAACTGCATCTGTTGAGAATGGTAGATCATATCTTTGAAAGAATTCTGAAAATTTCATGTTTAATCCTTTTTGGTATTATTTATCTAATCCTCTTTTAATTGTTCCAGTTTATCAATAAGAACATCAATATCATCTCGTTTAAATTCAACATCAACGCCTTCAATATTTAAAGAAACATATTTTATTAACTTTTTATATTTTAAAAAATCGGTCATTTGTTTAATGGTCAATAGTTCATTTTTTGGTGTAGCTGGAAGCTTATAAATTGTGACTGTATTTATAATTTTACCATTTACTTTACAAATATATGGTAAAATTTCGTCTTCTTCAAATTCATGTGAAATGACATTTGATAAATTACATTCATGAATGTAATTTAATAGTTTACCATTACCAAAATGTGTATTTACTTCTTCGCCCCTAGTATAAACCACTCCATTAATTATCCATTGTTCAGGAATAGTTGGATGAAGTTTTTTAATATACTTATAGTCATACAGATCACCTAAATCTAAATATCCGTCACCGGTAGTATATATATTTCCATTTGATATATTTCCAAATAGCGACATATTCCAATATTCATCATCATCAGATACCAATACAATTTCACCTTCGTAGAAAGTTTGCATATTTCCATCGACATCTTTTACTTCATAAGTCTTAATCTCATTCATAATTTCTTCCTTTGGTTTATCTTCTTTCATTTTACTTCTCCTTTATTTGTTTTAATATGTATTTTGGTACAGCATCGCCATGAATCATTTTAGCTTTAATATTTTTAGGAACACCACGTTCTCTAAATCTTCTTTCATTTTAAATCTCCTTTGTTATCAAATTTTGAATTAATTAAACTAAGTAAATCTTCTCTAGCTTCCTCTACTGAATAGTTGCCATTGAGAATATCAGCAAAATATGATAGATGATATATCCAACAATTTGTTATATCATCTTCAGTAAAAATATGTTTATCTTCTTCCATTCTACCTCTCCAACATTTCTTTAACTTCATCGCCATAAAATCTCATCGAAACATCTCCATCATCACTTTCTCTCTTAGAGTTTTGTATCTTATTCACATTGTATATAAATGTGTTTGGAATAATCGATATTATCATTCTGGATTCTGGTACATAAGGAACTAGATTAGAAGCTCCAGAGATGCCAATTATAATCGGAATTATATCATGTGATTCTAATTGCTCAGTCTTGACTGCACATTCAGTTTTATTGTATATCGTAAACAGATCAGCGATAGTTGTAAATGTCCACCGGACGATAGTTACTGAGTTAGAAACAATTCTTCTGGTATTGTTAGTGCTGAAGTTTCCAAGTGATGTAACAGCGTAGCTATTGATGCTAATTAGTACGAGTAAAATTATAAATAACTTTTTCATTGTTCGATTTTCCTTTCTCTAGTACATGGAGGTAACACTTCAACATTAGAATCATACAACATTAAATATTCTTTTTGATTTATTTTTCGGCTTTTTGATCTCCAACTTTTTTATAATATTCGGATTTCCAATTATTCCATCCGGTAGTTGTATCAAGTATAGTTTGTATTTTGGTTTTCGTTATTATTTATCTCTCATTGGTAGACCCATCGCAAACGAAACCATCCTTTTGATTTCGATTACAGCTAGTTTATCACTATCATCATATGATTTATTTTGTTGTATGCAGTGTTCAAATTTTTTAAGTAGTTCTAATAATATTGCTTTTTCTTTGTTAGTCATCTTTCTATCTCCTATTTTAGTTTAATTTAACTTCATTACTATTATAATACCAAGTTTGAAAGAAAAGTCAACACTAGATTGAATATTTGTTTACAATTAAAATTAACTACTGACACTTATTCAACTTCTTCGATATCTAAATCTTCAATTTCTGGGGTTTCATCAATAGATTCTTCTGGTTCAACTTCATCCAATTCAGAAGAATCTTCATTATCAAAAGTTTCATCTATTCCTTTAGCTTTTCCTTTCGCAATTTCTGCCAGACGAGCTTCAAATTTAGCTTTCTCTAATTGTTCACGTTCATAGTATTTCTTATTTTCTTTGATTTCTTCATCATTAAATCCAAGATATTTCTTCATAGACATTCTCTGACTAACTCCTTCAATGTCAGCCATCTTCTTATACATATCTGTTCTCATTTCAACAGCTTTCTGTTTCTTGTAGATTTCATATTCTGCTGGTGGTTTAATATCTATATCCAACATTGAATCATCTAAGTGATTAATGTCCCAACAACCAACCATCTTCAGGTGATTAATTAATCCAGCTTTCAATCCTCGTCTAAAGCAAGTTAATAGACGAACAATAAATTTACTGAACTTATATTCTTCATAATCTATTCCATCAGTAAGTTTTACTTCTTTTACTCCACCAGATTCTCCAGGTATTAATCTACTTGCTGGAACTTTCAGTGCTCGGTATAATTTTCTCAAGAAATAATAGAGGTCATCGAAGTTTTTCCATTCAGCATCTCCACCAACAGATTCAATCTTAACTCCATTACCATCCTTTCCTTGAGCTAACCAAATATTTTCCATCATTGAATACGGATCATAATGTCCAACGATAGTTCCAGTAGCAGGGTCATACATCTTCTTAGATGAGAATGATTGACTTAATTGTTTAACTCTCTGTTCTGCTTTACTTCTACTAAGTCCACCAACTCCAACGTTGAATACATGCCGCATAGGTGCTCTAGCGATGCGATAGATCAAGAATGAGTCTTCAACTAGCTGTAGTTGATTATATGCTCTCCTAGCTCTCTCTAGTGGAGGATAGACCATTAGACCAGTTTGATTGTAGATACCAGAATCGATATAAGTAATCTGAGAATATGGAAGATAAACTCCTTTCTGATTAGCAATTAATTCTGAACAGTTTAGATTTCTTGCATTGTCGTATCCAGAGTTTCCACCAATTCCAGATGGATTAGATAGAGTTTCCATTACCGCTTTAGTAGAAGCAGAGGTATCTTGATTGACGACTATTCCGGTTTTCTCTTTACTTGTAACGTCAAAGGCAAATTCATAAGTCTCTGTTGGCATAAAGCGAACGTCAACGACACCAAGTTCCATATCATCTACATTGTCTGGAACGATATTTTCCCAACACAGTTGTCCTTCAATGACCAATTTTCTAGCATATTCATAGATGTTATTCTCAAAGTCGAAGAGAGCTAAATACCTTTCAGAGTTCTTTTCGACTTCTTTAATTGCATTGTCATTTAATCCAGAACCGGATTTGATAACTGCCTTAGCAAATTTACCATCATCGTGGCTAGTTATATGAGCATCGGCAATTTCATCTATTGCATCACCAACTTCATTGAAGTCAGCCATAGCTCGATACTGCATCATCCTTTTGCTCTTTGCTATAAATGTACTAGGCACAACAATATCATGTGCTTCATCATCGCTTATGTTTAATTTATGTCCGGTATAGAATCCAGCCGTAGAATCATATTGGTTGTCGAAGTATTTTTTGACAACACTCATATCCTGAGATTGAATTTTATTTGAAAGTTTATCGAAGAATGCTATCTTCTCATTGTTAGATCCATTGTCAGCGAAAGAATTGTTGACTCCCAAGTTGAGCATAATTTACATCCTTTAGTTTATTTAAAATATTCTCTTAATGTTATTTCCAATTGAGCTTCAGATATAATTGGAAAATATCTTCCACCAGACATTACAACATTCGGACATTCAAATGCTGTTTCTAAACATCTATCTTTATTTATAGCTTCCGCTAACGAAAATAATCCAGTCTGGTTTCCTACTACCAATTTTGAACTGTTAATTATATTTAAAGCTTCTAGGAAATCTTCTATTTGAACAAATTCACAATCCACAACGTTGTGTCTGAACTCTGCGTATTCTTTACTAAGTCCTAAAAAGATTAGTTTATCTTTAAGTGGTTTAAGTGAACTAAAGTTTACTCCTTGTCGTCTATATCTATTTGAGCGAATTACAACTATTTTATCTTTAAATCTTTCTTTGGTCTCTGTTGGAATTAACCAAGCTTGCTCTAGTGGATACGGATTAAGAATCTCTGGTACTATTGGATAATACCATTGTGAGATTGAACCAGCGGAAAAATTCTGTCCTAATTTTCTAGCTATATCTAATTCAACTGATTTCTTTGGAACATCTTCTGATATAGATACTTTATTTATCCAGACTTGACTTTCTAATAAAGGTTGTAACATCTTGGCGGTTGCTATATTCATTCTAACTAAATCATATGGATGATTTACATCTTTAAAGTAATTTGCTTTGACATTTATCTGTAGATTGAAATTTGCTTTAGTTAGTTTCTTATGTTTAAGTAAAGCCAAACAAAATGGCAAAGCATAAATGATATCACCAAAGTTTCCAGAGTGATTGAATCTTAGCATTCAGTTTCCTTTCTTTCGTAATTATTGCAAATTCCATTTAATACTATAGTATGTTCTTTAATCCAGTTTTTATGTTTACAATAATCATTCACCATAATTTCCAATTCATCTGAAATATCTGCTATACATAAATTATCGGATTGATGTTTGCAATTTCCACAACAACTTCCGAATATCTGTACTCGATAATTTTTCATTATTATTCCTTAATGTTTAATATTATTTACATATGTTCACAAATTGTGAACATTACTTTACATTGCGTTTATAATTATTGTTGATAGTCCACCGAAGTTCAAGAATTAATTCAGATAAATCGTTATATTCTAGAAGTTCTTCGGTCTTTCTATCGTCTAAGTGTATCAACAAATCAACAAGAGCTTGTCTATTTTCTTTAGCTTTATCCACACCATCACAATATAATTGAAAATAACTATCATTCATAATTTTATTTTCTTATTTTTAATTTATCTAGTTATTCTATATTATAGTGTGTAAAAATAAATAAGCAAACTTTTATAAATAAAATAAAGCAAAACTTTTAATTTTAACAGGTGATTGACATTAAATATAGATCAAATTCATTTGAGTTTAAAATAGCTCAAGCTCTAGTACAACGATGTTTTAGTAACGTGGTCATCGGAAGATACGATGGACATAGAGAACAGATTACTGCTATCGAAGTTCCTACTGTTAATGGTAACAGAAGTCGATTGTTAAAGTTCTTAGAGAATCCAAACCAGACACTTAAGCCGCCTGTGATAGCTGTTTCTAAAGAGGGATTCGCTATTGATAGTTCTAGGATGCATAGTTTATATGACTTCTTAAAACTAACTGGTTCTGGAACAATTGATCACCAGAAGAGAAGAGGGGTTCCAATAAATATAGAATTTGAAGTATCGGCTATAGCAAAGTATCAAGCTGACTTAGATCAGATAATGACAAACTTCATTCCGTTCTTTACTCCATCTGTTTATGTAACTTGGAAACATCCGAAATATTCTGATCAAACTATCAAGAGTCAACTACTGTGGAATGGAAATGTTCAGATACAGAATCCAACTGATATTGGAAAAGGCGATGCTGAACTCTGGCAGATGACAACAACTTTTACTTTTAAGACTTATATCTTTGCTGGAATAACTGCTGACTCTGGAAGTGATACCACAATAACAAATATAAATTTAAGTGGTGATGAATTATTTGATGTCAATGATGGTGGATTTGGACAAAGTAACTTCTATGCAGTTCCGAAGTCTATTGATATAAATACTTATAAAGATAATGTAGTTAGCGGTTATACTGGATATGAGTATGAAACTATCGCTTATGATTCTGAAGCTTCTGGTGAGGCTAGTGGATATGCGTATGATGGTTATTATGCCAATGGTCAAGAAGATTTTTTCGTGGTAGATCATACTCTGTTTGACGTAACTTACGATGGAACTTAAAATTAGGATATAAATTATGGGAAAATTTCGCTCGGTTTATACAGGAGCACAAATAGAATTAGCAATAGCTAAAGCTAGAGGCTTAAATGATTTAACTGTCTCTGGTGGAGTTCTATATGTCGATGGTGAAGAAATTGTAAGCAATGATACCTTTGCTGTGGTTGATGATATTACTGCTAGAGATGCTCTTGATTCAAGTTATCTAACTGCTTTTGTTGTTGATGCCACAGATGATGTTACGGTTGATTCTGGTTCAGCTACTTATGTTCTAGTTAATAGTGCTTGGGTTAAATCTTCTGAAACAGAATCAATGGACTTTGTTGATTTGAGTACAAGATTAGATACAGTTAGTGGTGATTTAGATTCTCTCGAATTAGATACATTAACTATAAGTGGTGATTTAGATTCGTTAGAATTAACTGTCGCTGATCTAGCTCCATTCACCGGAAGCTTTACTTCAGCAGATTCAACTGGATTTGTCTGGGCTGATAATGTTCTTACAATAACCCACAGTTTAAATAGTTCAAATGTTTCTATTTCTATCAGGGATAATAATGGTGAAGGAGTTTCTTTAGCTAATGATGCTATAGACGCAAATAATATATCGGTATACTTTCCTGTTGCCAATGTACCGATAACGGGGACATACACAACACTAATAAAAAAATAAATTAAGGAATTACCCAATGCCAAAATATGATCCATTTCTAAAAAAACTAAGAGCATCCGATGTTGATTTATATGACAAAGGTAAATATGCAAATGAAGCCGCAATAAACATTGCGTATCCAACTGGAGAACTTGGTTGGTTTGTATTTAATTATGATACAGATACATGGTGGGTTTGGGATGGAGATAGTTCAGCTTGGGTAGATACAGATACGAAAGGTGCTGTTGATTCAGTTAATGGTGATACTGGCATTGTTGTTTTAGTTACGGCTGATATTGAGGAAAGCACTAATTTATATTATACAGAATCTCGTGTGTCTGCAAATTTAGCGGTGGTTGCGAATTCTGCCAAATTTACAAACGCCACTCATACCGGAGATGTAACCGGAGCTGGTGCTTTGACGATAGTTGATAAGAAAGTTACGTTGGCAAAAATGAATGACATGGCGACAGCTAGTTTTATTGGACGAAATACGGCTGGTGTTGGTGTTCCTGAAGTGTTAAGTGTATCAACGGTTAAGTCGCTTTTAAATTTTACCGCTCCAGCTTTAGATAATTTGGCTTCTGTAGCAATAAACGAAAGCCTAGTTTCTGATACTTATAATACAGATTCGCTTGGGACTTCTGCGATACCCTGGTCGGATTTATATTTAGGAAACGAGGCAGTAATAGACTTCTCAACAGCGGCATCTACTTCAGATATTACAATAACTCATTCATCTGGTAATCTTACTTTTGCTGGTGGTGATTTTGTTTTTAGCACTTCAATCACAACTCCAATAATCAAACCATCCGCCGATTCAACGAGTGCAATTCAGATTACAAAAGCCGATGGCACGACTCCTGTTATTACTATTGACACAACTAATGGAGCTGTTGGGATTGGCAGGGCTGCTGTTTCAACTAGACCGCTGTCAGTTAATGAAAGTATTTATGTTACTGGCGGTACTTACGGCACTGGTTTTTTCGAGGGTTCAAGGCTCCTGTTTCAATCAGAAATAGCTATAACAAATACATCTACAACTTCTGTGTCTTTATCAAATGTTACAGATAAAGGATTTACTATTATAAAAGGAGTTAATACTCTAGCTCATTTTAATACAACAAATTTTGATTTTTTTCGTGGTGTTGTGCTATCACTAGGAACTGCAACCGCAGGAACTTCTCCTTTAAAATTCACACTTCCGGGCGCAGTTTTAAATACAACTGCCGAAGCCGGAGCATTGGAGGTGGATTCAAGCGGAGTTCCATATATTACAAATGCGGCTGTCGTTAGAAAAAAACTCGGTGCCGATGCTCAAGCAATGTATATTGAAGCAAATATCCCGAACAATAATAGCGAACTTGCCTTACATTTTGAACTACAGATATATTCAGATGCAACCTACGATACCTCTATCGAAACATTCAACAGCTCGAGTTCGCAAACGAATATAGAATTGTTTGATGGAACTGATTGGGTAGCAATGCCCGCTGGTGGCGCTGTGCTTGCTTATTACGGCAATAAGATTCGATTTGCATTACAGACTGCCGTTGCGGGGACTATATATTATACCCGCATTAGAACGCTTTATTTAGATGGTACCTGGAAAGCATTATCAGACTGGTATGCTGGAACTTATCCAAACTTCCCTTTGCATATCCCGGACATTACGCCTGTTGCTGTTGCGGCATTAACCAAAAGCAGTAATACAGATGCAAGCGCATATCACAAGCACAGCTCTGTTGAATATGACGAGGGTGCAGAAAGCGGGGCAGTCAGCCTTGATTTCTCAAGGGGTAATTATCAGACCATGGCAACGGTTTCTGGAACGCCCATAACAAGTATTACTATGTCAAATAGCGGAAAGGGTGATATGCTTGAAATAGAGGTTGATAATGCTAATGCTACAACCGTAACACCTAAAGCAACTGAGCTAATAGGTGCTGGCGAAACAGGAAAATATATTATCACACTTAGAAATATAGGTGGTGTAATAATGGTAGATAAAACCAAAATGGGGATTGAATAATGAAAAAACTATTAACAGCATTACTGTTAACAGTAACCATCATAGCAAGTGCTTGTTGGTTTACAGCCACAGATTGGCAGGTGGTTTACTTTACAAGAGTAAATGATACAGACATCACACCAACCTTTGGAACGTTTCCAACTGTATCTGCTCCCGAAGCTGGTACACAAAATGTTCCATGTACTATTCTAATTAAAGCTGTTCCGAGTGTTACAAACGGAACACCTATTCAGATGGCTTTGTTACAATGGAAATACGCAAGTGGAACAACTTGGAAAACAGTAAATAATTTAGAGAACTTTACTTGGGTTCTTGATTACAGTAAACCGATTCCATTATTTGGAAGATATAACTTTAATCCTGCTGGCGTAGCCACGGGAGACGTGCTATTAGTAAGACTACAAGTAACAGATGCAACTACGGTCAATGCCCAAATAGATGTTGATACAACTGCTGAGGGAACAAACGGCTGGAGAGACCAGTGGTGTTTCAGTATGACTGTCGGAACAGTACGACGCTAAATAAAGGAATTTTAAAAATGAAAAAATGTAGAACATGTGGTAAGATACTATCTTTTAGTAATTTTAATAAAAGTAAGTGTCACAAAGGTGGATGCACAAATCAGTGTAAACAATGTTATAGTATTTATTATAAAGAATATGCTCATAGCATAGATGGTTTTGTAACTAAGATATATAAATCACAAAAAGAAAACAGTTTACATAGAAACATGGCACTGCCTCTATATACTAAGTTGGAATTAAAAGAATGGTTATGTTCACAAACATTATTCCATGAACTCTTCAAAGCGTGGCAAGATAGTAATTTTGATTTATGGTTAGTGCCAAGTGTTGATAGAATAGATGATTATGTTGGGTATACTTTAGAAAATATACAGCTTATGACGTTTAAGGAAAATAATAAAAAAGGACACGATGATGCAATTAATGGTGTAAATAATAAACTATCTAAAGCGGTTTGTCAACTTACCCTGAGTGGGGAGTTTATAAAGGACTTTTATTCGTCAAAACACGCAGAAAGAGAAATACTTATTGACCACAGTAATATTGCAAAATGTTGTAAAGGAAAAGCAAACTCAGCAGGCGGTTATAAATGGCAATACAAGGAGGCGGTATAACATGAAATACTTATTTTTAATTTTAATGGTGTGTAGCTTAGGTTTATTTGCGCAGGAAGATTTGCCGACACAAGCAGAACTTGATGCAATGGATGCAGAAAACGAAGTAGTGTTTGTTCTACCTACACTAGTACTTGCTGAGATAGTTCATCCAACTATGATAGAGAACGTTTTTCTTACAGCTGAAGATATCGCAACGCTCACAATGGATAATCAGATGATTGGTACTTCAACTATTGGTACTAGCAGTCTTGGTACTTCAACTATTGATACTAATTATATCAACTCTATTCTTATCGGTACAAACACTATTAGCTTAGATTCGCTAGGGTTAGGAACAGGTAATACGGTAGTGACCGAAGCTGATGTTATCAAGGCTTTGATGGCTAGAACGAATACGGTCAACACAGTAATGATGAAAACAAAGAGAATAAGAACAGCTAAGATTCTTGAGCCATCACTTGATGAATACATGGCGTTCAAATCCAGCACCTCTTTTATCAAAGACCGTTACACTAAGACAGGTGATAAAGGTTTCCGCAAAAAGAATAGAGGTATGTTCAAGAAATGGAAAGCGTTTAATAAGAAGAAGTTTAAGACCATTAAATACAGACCATTCACAGACACTAAGTTAAAGATGCTTGCTGAGATACGGAAAGAGGGTAATAAGCAAAACCTTAGAGCCGAGTTAAAGTATTTTAAGAAGATGGGTTATAACGCTGTATTGGCTTGCTGGAGAGGTGGTGGAACTAATCCGCTGATAAGAAGAATTAAGATAGCTAAGAAGCTTGGATATAAAGTTTGGTTTACTTTTGGGGGTAAAGAAAGCACTAGCACACCGATTTATCTACCAACTAAAATGTATGGTAAACGTTTACAAGAACTTGCAAAAGTTTGTGATGGTTTTGTATTAGGTTGGCGTAGAAGTAGCAGACATTTATTCCAGCCCGAAAAAGGCTGGACGAACTATACTTTACAGCAAGTCCGTAAGGGTAATAAAAAGATATTGCTATTTGGTGAAGTTTACTTTGACTATAACTCTGAAACAAGAAAGCATGGTGATGTAGCTTATAATATCCCTGCCAACATGTCAGGAGTGATTACAGTAAATTGTGGAGTTGGCAATAGTTATGCTAAAGGTGTAATGCGGTTTGTCCGTAAGAAGACTGCTTTACCTTTAATAAATGTTGTAGTAGGTGAGAAACCTTATTACATGAGCAGATACAATACTAACAAAACCAAACAGGAGAACAGAAGTATTATTGCAAGAATAGAAAAAAGGTTTATTAGTGCTGGATTCGCTGGCACAATAACTTTATCAGGTGATGGTAGTGATGGCAACTACCCCCCTAACATAACCGACAACGTTGCTCAATCCGAGTGGCATGTCACAAATGGAGAATAAGATGAAATTCTTACTCACAATGTTGTTAGCTGTAATGGCTATCGCAAGTTTCGCAGTTGAATACAAAGTGGCTGATATGCCTGATTACAAGACTAACCCAGAAGGCTTTTTAGCTTACTGGAAAACTGTAACAAGTCCAGCAATCAAGATGGCTAGAAAAGTGCGGGTAATTGTTCAGTGGGAGAGCAAATTAGGTCAACTGGAAAAAACGGTCCCTGCAATAGACGCTCGTATTGCAGAATTGGCGGTAGAGAATAAACTGACTGCTGATGAAGTAGTTTTTGCGAAAGTATATAACTATTTCAACAGTGGACTTACTAAAGAATCTTTAGCTTTGGCTGAAGCAAACATAACTATTCCTGCTGTAAAAAACTATATTGGTTGGTGCTACGGTAGAGTTGGTGATTATACAAAAGCTGTTAAATTAGGTTCTGCTAGCTGCAAAATAATGTACATTGGAAAGCTATCTGATGTACCACTAAAATACAATACTTGCGTTAGCCTGTTACTTGCTAAACGTTTATCTGTTGCTCAAGCTAATAGAATATTCAATATTCTTACTGATATTGACTTAGATGAAGCAGAAGTTTCGGAAGTGGATTATAAGAAAATGCTCAAGAAACTAAAACGTAAGTATGCCAAAACAGTCAAAACTACTGTTGATGGTGTTACTAAGCGTGAATATGTTTACGAAGATATGAGAGCAACTATTATAGACTTGCTTAAAGACCTGTAATTAATGTATTCTTAGAGCGTATCAGAAATGGTATGCTCCATAGAACACATTAATAAAGGGATTTAACATGAGCTTAGAACTCGTGGAACTGATATTACCAATGCTATTAAGCTTGCTGATTATCAGGATATTCAGGACGCTTATTCTGCAATGGTTATGAAAGATGGTAAACGTGTTTATGTTTATGATACTTTCTTAGCAGAATTAACTGCCGCTATTACTAGACTGAAAGACAGAATGTAACAGGAGCGAAAAATGAAAGGAATACCAAAAAGAAACGGAAGCGGACGGGGCACAAGGGATAATCGTGGACGTGGCGGCTGTAAAACAACTAGATCAAGAGGAAGATGAAACTCAAACTAACAGCAGAAGAAGTTATACCGATTCTCAAGAGAATAGAAGAATCAGGACAGATAATTCCTGAATGGTTCTGGACTTTAACTCCCCGGGAAATAGCTCATTGTTATAACGGCGTTGGATCTGATTTAACTTGGAAACCACTACGCAAAGCATTGAGCTTTATATTTCGTTGGGCTATTCGTGCGGTTGTTATACACGACACTATCTGGACATATATAGAACGCTTTGAATTAACTGATGAAGATTTTTATGAATCTAACCAAGCGTTAAAGATGAATGCACGAATAGAGTTGTTAGAACACACTTCTAAATGGTGGAATCCAATTCTCTATTGGTATAGATACCGGAATGCTTGGTTAGCTGAGAAAGCATGTAACAACCTTGGAAAACAAGCTTGGGATAATTAGATAAAACAAATAATATCTAATTTTATAAATAACTATATAAAGCAAATAATTTCTAATTTAAGGATTAAAACGAAATGAGTTCCGCAAAGCAATCACTAACCGAAAAAGACAAAGATGAGATAGTAAATAAAATATTATCTGGTATTGGTTCAGTTAAAGCAGAATGTCCACATGGTATTGATTCAGATACAGCGGCAGGATTAAAAGACTTTGTTCGTATCTTTAATACAAGTAAGAAAACCGCTATTGCCGCCTTTACCTATGCTGTTGTTATCGGGACACTTGGATTGATTGGTGCTGGTTTATGGGCTAAAGTAAAAGGATGGCTAGGATAAAATGAAATTGAAACTTGATAGTATAAAATTTGCAGTCGTTGATAATAAGAATCCTCATTGGAAAGCAAATGCCAAATATATTCCGGTTATCTTTCAAACAGATGAAGAAACATTTACTGCTTTATTTACGGTTAATGATATTAAGAGAGCTGTTAAAAGAGCTAATAAAAATCCAGAAGATTGTCCTAAACAAAGTTTCTGGAGTAAATTTTTTTAGGAGATTTATTATGAAAAATATAATTATGTTACTAATTTTAGTTTTGTTAGTTGGTTGTGTCAATACTAAGATTACCGAAACAGAAACATTCTTTGAAAATGATAAAATTGTTAGAGTTACTGAAAAAATTTATCCAGCTCCACATGCGGTTAAGTCTATTGGATTTGGTTTAAAGTTGGGATTTGAAGTTGAAACCAAAATTCCAATATTGTGGTTTGGTATTCTTAAGCGGGAGTATATAGTTGGTAATGATAAATACATACCGACTATAGAAGAAGAATACAATGACATAAATTTATTATTGGGTTCTGGATCAGCTAAATCTAAACTTAGTGTTTCAATATTCGATGAAATTAAAAATAAATAAATTAATAAAGGAGTCTTAAGATGCCTAATAGAGATAGAAAAGGACCAATGGGAAATGGACCAAGAACAGATGGTGGAAGAGGTCGTGGTGGATGTAGAACAACTAGAAGAACAGATAGATAATTATGGCAAACGTTGTAAAGTATAAGATAGTTGGTGATACGAACATTCAGGGCGGGTTGCTGTTTGATGCGATCGATCCGGCGAATGTTCCTAATGCACCGTCGGGAAAATTCGCTCTGTTTAACGATTCGACTAACTCGAATAAGCTGTCCACGAAGGATAGCGCCGGTACAGTCGTTGAAGTTGGCGGCGGTTCACAGGCAATGTACATCGAATCAAATATTCCAAACAATAATAGCGAACTAGCCTTACACTTTGAATTGCAGATATACAGCGATGCAACTTACGACACCTCAGTCGAAACATTTAACAGCTCAAGTTCTCAAGCTAATATACAACTATTTGACGGTACTGATTGGGTGGCAATGCCAGCGGGCGGAGCGGTTAAGGCATATTACGGCAATAAGATTCGATTTGCATTACAGACTGCCGTTGCTGGAACTAACTACTACACTCGCATTAGAACACTATATAACAGCACAGGTTCAACTTGGGTAGCCTTATCAGATTGGTTCGCAAGCACCTATCCAAATTACTCAATGATTATTCCCGAACTCCCAGCGGTGGCAATTAAAGCATTAACAGGTGGAAGCAATACCCCCGCAAGCCATTTACACAAACACCCTGCTGTTGAATATGACGAGGGCGCGGAAAGCGGAGCAGTAAGTCTTGACTTTGCAAGGGGCGACTATCAGCAAATAGCAACTGTCGCCGCAACCCCTGTTACAAGTATGACTATGATAAATAGTATAGCAGGTGATGTTCTTGAAATAGAGGTTGATAATGCTAATGCCACAACCGTAACACCTAAAGCAACTGAGCTAATAGGTGCTGGCGAAACAGGAAAATATATCATCACACTTAGAAATATAGGTGGCACGATAATGGTAGATAAGACCAAAACGGAGATTGAATAATATGAAAAAGTTTTTAACAGTAATATTATTAACTCTATTCTTATTGGTACGAACACTATCAGCTTAGATTCGCTAGGGCTAGGAACAGGTAATACGGTAGTGACCGAAGCTGATGTTGTTAAAGCTTTGATGGCTAGAATGAATACAGTCAACACAGTGATGATTAAAACAAAGAGAATAAATACAACAAAAGTCCTTGAGCCATCGCTTGATGAGTATATTGCGTTTAAGAGCAACACCTCTTTTGTTATTATTTGTTTAAATTGTAAAATCAAGTCAATCTTGAAGAATCAAGTCAATAGATCATAAACACTTCTGTTTCATTCTCAGGTTTATCTTCATCATAAATATTCTCAGATAGATCCCAAACTTTATATTCCAATGCAGTATTAAAATATTGTGAAACTTTATCCGCACGACCACAATCATTTCTGGGATATGCTTGACAGGTTTCTCCATCGAATCCCCAGACTTCTAATTCTGGATTAACTTTACTTAATGATTCTAATAATTTTTTAACTTTCATTCTTTAGTTTCCTTTCTTTCTGGTTTAGTTTCACTCCAAACAACACCGTTACCTTTACAATGTTTACATTCTTCAAATTTAGCGTTGATAAAGTTTATTAATTCTTCACAATAGTTATCAATCTTCTCTTTTAATTCTTCTTGATTACTGGCTTCAAATCCTTTAATTGATTCATATCCATCGTAAGGATGTCCAGAATGTCCCATAGAGAAACAAGTTTCTTCTTTCTCGGTCTGTTGTCTATTGACATATTTTGGTTTACGTTTTCTCTTTTGAAATATTCCATTATTTACATCAACAGTATATTTTACAATTTCGGCTAATTTAATTCTACGTTTAACAGTAAAACAAAAATCATAATCCGAAGTAATTTTAGCAACCTGTGGATTAATATTGTCTTTAATATATTGACGAATTATTTTATATGTTTGAGTTGATGTTAGTTTACATGGTCGTTGTGGAAGAAGAATACTTGGAAACATCATCTTATCAACTAATTGATGTTTAACGTCTTTAGATGTAATTGTAGTCATTCCATCACTACTCCATTCTGTTTTTGGAACAATATAAGACATGTTAACAGGATCAGAAACTTTTTTGGTTTTAATTACAATATCTAAGTTAAATTCATATTCCTCTTCTATCGGTTCCTGTTTGTCGGACATCTCAACATAAAGAGATTTATACTTTGCATATTCCTCTTTCCAGTAATAACCATCTTCACCATTAAGAACCACATCTTCTCTTTTGAGAACTTCTGGAATTTTATCTGAGATTAAACTTTTATCTGTTAATTCAAAGCGATGATTAATATTTGGTTGATTAATCATTTTAGTAATTTTAGTTGGTGGTTTATCCAGACATACCCAATTTTGATCAAATGTTTTAGATGGTTCTATTCCATCAAAGAGATAATCATCTAATTCATAATTATTCCATTTATCACCACAACTTCTATGATCTGATAGATAGATTTTACATTCTTCGGTTTCAACGGCAACTAGATTTAATTTTTCTTTGTTCATCTTAATCTTCCTTTTAGTTTATATTAACTGAGATGGAAAAATATCTCTACAAAATCTACCATATAAAATTTTATATAAGAACTCATCAATTTCTTTTTGATTGACATTATCTGGTAATGTTGATTCTTCACTAACTAATTCAACAGCTTCTAACAAAGAATCTAATCGTAATCCAATTTCGTCATTTTTATAATGATATTGTCCTAATTTCAATTCTCGAAGAAACTGAGCATCAGCTAATGGAAATGTAACTGTACCATCTCGTAATATCTCAAGCATCTCGTAGCACACTCTAAATGCGTGGGAAATAGCTTTCCAATCTATGTTCTCAGATTTCTCAGCTTCCTTTGCTCTTGCTCCATAATTATCATATATTTTATTTACTTGAGTTAAAACATATTCAACCTTAGCGGTTGATTCAAATTTTTTACTACATACCTCATACATTGACATAGAGTTCTTTGGCTCAATATATGTTCTACTATGCTCATTGATTGGTAAATGTTTCCAGATTAATTTTAGTGTACACTCTTTAACTCCAACATAATTTACCTTTTCCAAAATTTCTTTAAATTGTTTTAGTGCATTAACTCTTCCACCTTTTACGCCGTATCGTGCCGCTTGTGATCTACAATATCCAACAAAAGCTTTAAGGTTCTTTGATAAAAACATATTCCTGTTCTTAACAATTAATTTCCAAACTAGTGAAGATTCGATAATTTTATCTTCTGGAGCAAATAACATATCAATAGCCACGGTTTGTCCTTCCGATGCAAGTTTAAAGAAGTGATGAATGGAGTACATTTCTACATCAATATCATCTTTGGTATTTTTAACATGCATCTTTCCTGTAGAATTGTCTATTGACTTAGGAACTTTTTGTAGAAGAATATCTTTATGATCTGATATAAATATTCCTTTATAGTCGGTATCAGAATTTTCGGTATCAGTTCCATATAGACGTGAACCAAAAATCATTTTAACTATTGTATTCATTATTATACTACCTCATGTGCGGCATATTTTGTAGTTAGTGATTGATATTCTGGTGGAGCAACTTCCCCACACTTTTTACACTTCATTGCCGGAATAACATTACGATGGTAGTTATCATCATATCCATCTTTTAATGTTTCCTGATTTCCACAATATTCGCATTCTAGTGTTGCTGTAAAATCTCTACGATGTTGACTTGTAATAGTTTTAATTTTCATTATTCATCATCTCCATTAATAATTTCTAAACAACCTTCACATTCCGTTTCATCATCGAAATCTTCTTTGAATCCTTCGTTTCCACATTCAGAACAACTGTAGAACATCTCTAAGTCATCTCCATTCATCATAGCTACTTGATAGTCTGAATTGGTTAGAAAGACATTCCCTGATTGATCGTTCATCATAATATTAACTTCATCGTCATCGAAGTCTTTAGGAAGATTTCCTTTGTTCCATTGATTCAAAAGTTCTTGAGCCATTTCTCTTTCACGATGTCCGAATTGTGCCAAGTCTGTTGTAGTCATTTTAAATCTCCTAGTTTAAGTTCATTACTATTATAATACCAAGTTTGAAAGAAAAGTCAATAGTAAATTTTAAAAAATATAAAGAATATATCAACCAGTTTTCTTTAGTGTTTTTGTTTTCTTCACATTATAATTTAGTCTTTCTTTAAATTCTTCTTTCTTAGCTAAATTCCAGTGGCTAACGGGTCTATAGAAACCCACCACACGACTATATATCTGGCACTCACATCCACACTTTGACATCAATAATTCCTTTTTTATTTACCTACATTAATGTTTCTTTTATTTATAATTTAATCTTTCAAAATTGAAACAAATTCTATTCCATAAACACTCTCATCAGCATCTTCAATAAACCACTTGGTTCCATCAAATCTTTTATATTTTTCGTTCCAGTAAACTTCTGTAATTCCAAAATCTTTCTCAGTCCAAATATCAAATTTTGGATCATCGTTAGAAGTAACCAATTTATCCTTAGTGAAGATCATTTCTCGGTTCTTATCTTTCCTACCAATATATTGTTTGATTGATTTAAATTCAACCTCATAGAAGATAGCTGAGTTACTCTGTGGATTAATATGATTATTCTGGAAGATAAAATATTTTCTAATTCCTTTTTTGAAATCATCAAAGAATATCAGCGATCCTTAAATCCAAACATTTCTACTAACCACCCGACCTTTAAAAATCAAATCTTTAATTTCCATAATTATCCTTAACTATAAATTTTATCTAAATCAATACAATTGTCAATCAAAAGATTATTTAAATGAGATCGAATGTCCTCAATTTCTTTATCTGCTGATTTTAATTCTTCGGTGTATTTAACTTTATTTCTAAGATATTGTTGCATTTCAAAAATAACATAGCATAGATCACTAGCTAACAACATTCGCTTTAGTTTCATTTCGTCTTCTAAATCTTCGCAATCAAATTCCAAATCAGCTTTCATATTATTTTTCCTTTAC